AAGGTCAAGCAGGTAGCCCGCAAGCCGTTCCGCTATGCAGGCGAATCGCTCAGCGCCGGTCAAACCTTCTTCGCCACGGCGAAGGATGCCCGCACGCTCAAGGCGATCGGCAAGTCGCGCGATCCCGAGATCAGCGACGGCGACGCCGACGCGAAGCTGCAAAAGCTCGCCGATATGGTCAAGCGCGAAGTACCGGTAACGCCGACCCCGCGCCGCCGCGGTCGGCCGCCCGGCCCGGCGAAGAAGGCGCCGGCGAAGAAGTCGACCCCGTACCGCCGTCGCGATATGAAGCCGGAGGACATGACCCAAGCCGAGGCGCCGACCGAGGCGCAGCCGGAGGTCCCAACGGAGACGACGCCTCCGCCCGTCGCCGATGAGCAGGCCCCAGCCGAAGCTCAGGGCTGAGCAATGCGCATCTTCGGCCTCGAGATCTCGATCAAGAAGGCGGTCGCTGCCCTGCTGCAGCCGATCTCCGGGAACGGAGGCTGGTGGCCGCTGATCCGCGAGAGTTTCACCGGGGCCTGGCAACAGAACGTCGAAGTCAGCCAGGACACGGTGCTGGCCTATCCCGCCGTCTACGCGTGTACGACGCTGATCGCCTCAGACATCGGCAAGCTTCGGATCAAGCTGGTGGAGGAGGACGATAACGGCGTCAGTTCCGAAGTCACGCGCAATTCGCCATTCCTGCCGCTACTGCGCCGGCCGAATACCTATCAGAACCGCATCCAGTTCGTGCAGCAATGGATGCTGTCGAAGCTGATCCACGGCAATACCTACGCGCTCAAGGTGCGCGACAACCGCGGCATCGTGACGCGTCTATACATCCTGAACCCGCTGCGCGTGAAGGTGCTCGTCGCGCCTGACGGCAGCGTCTGGTACGAGCTGCAGCAGGACATGCTGTCGCTCGTGCCGGAGTCGGAGCCGGTAACGGTGCCGGCGAGCGAGATGATTCACGACACGATGGAATGCCTGTTTCATCCGCTCGTCGGCATCTCTCCGCTCTACGCCGCCGGCCTTGCAGCGACGCAGGGCTTCAACATCCAGACCCATTCGGCGAAGTTTTTCAAGAATCAGAGCCGCCCGTCTGGTGTCCTGACGGCGCCTGGCTCGATCAGCGACGAAACGGCCGCGCGACTGAAGGCCGCATGGGATACTAACTTCGGCGGCGAGAACAGCGGCAAGACGGCAGTTCTCGGCGACGGCCTGAAATACGAGGCCATGTCGATGAGCGCGGAAGCCTCGCAGCTCATCGATCAGCTCAAGATCACGGCGGAGATGGTGTGCAGCTGCTACCACGTCCCCGGCTACAAAGTCGGCGTGGGCGCGATGCCGCCGGCGAGCAATATCGAAGCGCTGGACCAGCAGTACTACAGCCAGTGCCTGCAGAAGCTGATCGAATCGTTCGAGCTCAGTGTTGGTGAGGGTATTTCGCTGCCGACAAATTATTACATTGAGCTCGATCTGGCCGGCCTGCTGCGCATGGACACCGCCGCGCAGTACCGGACCCTAGCCGAAGGTGTGAAGGGATCGATCATTGCCCCGAACGAGGCGCGGCTGAAGCTCAATCTGCCGCCTGTTCCGGGAGGCGACTCGCCCATGGCCCAGCAGCAGAACTACAGCCTCGAGGCTTTGGCGAAACGCGACGCGCTAGCCGATCCGTTCGCCACCGGCGGGCAGACCGCATCGTCGCCGGCGCCAATGGACGAGCCGCCGGATCCGCAAGGTGACACTTCGAAGGCGCTCACGCACAATGCGGGCGCGATCACCGCGGCGCAGCTCGAGAAAGCGATGGCCCTCACCCTGGAAATGGTCGCCCCTATCCACATTCCCAGCGGGGCCTAGATCATGGACCTGACCGAGTTCTCGCTGGTCATGTACAAGAAGGTCCGCGATTTCGTACAGCCTGCAGTCGACGGGCTCGCGAAGCGGATCGACGACGTCGCCTCGGGGCTGCGAGCCTCGTTCGAGGAACGCATCGCGCAGATCCCCGCCGGCCCGCAGGGCGAACGCGGCGCCACTGGTGAGCGTGGCGAACCAGGCGAGCGCGGAATGCAGGGTGACGTCGGTCCCGCCGGCGAGCGGGGTGCCGACGGCGCGATCGGCGAGCGTGGCATCCAGGGCGAGCAAGGTCCGCGGGGCCCGGCCGGCGCCGACGGCAGCATGGGTCCGACCGGTCCTCATGGCGAACGCGGCATCGACGGCGCTCCCGGCACCAATGGCATCGACGGACAGCCCGGCCCGCGCGGCGAACCTGGACCGCAGGGAGAACCCGGCCCGATGGGCCCCGCTGGCGAGGCTGGTCCTGTCGGACCCAATGGCCCCGCCGGCGAGAAAGGCATCGACGGCAGCCACGGCCGCGATGGACGTGACGGACAGCCAGGCGTTCCTGGTGCCCCTGGCGCAAAGGGCATCGACGGCCAGAACGGGAAGGACGGCCGCGACGGATTCTCACTCGACGACTTCCAAATGGAGCTTGGCGAGGATGGCCGGACGATCACGCTTTCCTTCGCGCGCGGCGACGTCGTGATCCAGCGGTCACTGCGTCTCGCCACGCTGATCTATCGCGGCGTCTACAACGCCGGCCAAACCTACGAGCGCGGCGATACCGTGACCTGGGGCGGCTCGCTCTGGCATTGCGACGAGACGACGACCGACAAGCCGGAGGTGTCGAAGGCTTGGAAGCTGTGCGTCAAGCGCGGTCGCGACGGCAAGGATGGGAAGGACGCAAAGACGCTCGCCGTGGTGACCGTCTGATGGACATCGTCACGCTCGAACAGGTGAAAAACCATCTCCGGGTCGACAACGACCTGGAGGACGACGATCTAGCCCTGAAGCTGCTCGCCGCGCAATCGGCCGTGCTGACCTATCTGAAGGCTTCGAGCGTCGACACGCTCATGGACGGGTCGCCTTCGGAATTCCAATTCGCGATCTCGGCCGCCACGCTGCTGATGGTTGGCTACCTCTACCGCAATCGCGATGGTGACGAAGATCAGGCTTTCGACGGCAACTACCTGCCGGGCCCAGTGAAGTCCCTGCTTCTCCCGTACCGCACGCCGAGTCTCGCATGAGCTACGCCGCCGGCCGGCTCCGCCACCGCGTCACGATCCAACAGCCGGTGCAGGCGCAGGATCCGGTCACGGGCGAACTGGTCCCGACCTGGACCGACTTCGCCGCCGATATCGCCGCCGCGATCGAACCGCTGAGTACGCGCGAATTCGCCGCGGCGCAGCAGATTCAGTCCGAGATCGTCGCTCGCATCGTGATCCGCTACCGCACCGGAATCACTGCCGAGATGCGCGTCGTCCATAACGACACCATCTACAACATCCAGGGCGTGCTCGCCGATAAAGACAGCGGGCGCGAATACCTGACGCTGCCGGTGTCGACCGGCGTCAACCAGGGCTAGCCATGCGCACGCTCGTTGTGGCCGGCAGCGGTCCGAGCCTGAACGCGAAGGACATCCGCGCGGCCGAGATGGCAGGCATCAGGACGATCGCGGTAGGTGATGCATGGGCGCACGCGCCAAAGGCCATCGCGATCTACCACGCCGACAAGCGCTGGTGGGACGCCCACATCCGGATGATCCGCAGGAAGTCGCCCGCATCGCTATGGACGCAGGACGCAACGGCCGCCGAGATTCATGGCTTGATCCACATTCGCAGCAAGCCGCTTGTGGGCCTGAGCGCGAACGAATCCCTGATCCACCAGGGCCTCAACAGCGGCTACCAGGCCGTCAACCTTGCATTGCACTTCGGCGCCAAGCTGGTGCTGCTCACCGGCTTCGACATGTCCGGAGACCACGGCATCGCCAGCCGCAAGCGCAACAAGATCCCGAACTGCACTGACTACGGCATCTACCGCGCCAACTTCGACAGCATGGCGCCCGAGCGCGCAGGGCTCGCCGTTTGGAACGTCTCCCGCGAGTCGGCGCTGAAGTGCTTCCCTCGGATGACGATGGGGGAAGCCCTTGCGCGCCTTGTGTCTATTGCGTGAGCAGGTGCCGTATCGGCGCGCGGCGTTCATTGCTGGCTTGCTGGTGTGTGGCTACGAGGTCTGCGACCGCATCCACGATCCTCGCACAGGCGATGTCCTCGTCATCTGGAACCGCTACGGCGTGTTCGACAACGACGCCAATCGCTTCGAGCGCGCCGGCGCAACGGTGCTTGTCGCGGAGAACGGCTACCTCGGCAACGACTTCGCCGGCGGCATCTGGTACGCGCTAAGCCGAGGGCAGCACAACGGCGCAGGCTCGTGGAAGGAAGGCGGCCCGGAGCGTTGGGACCGGCTCGGCATCGCCTGCGCGCCGTGGCGCTATGGTGGCCGCGAAGTCGTCGTCCTGCCGCAGCGTGGCATCGGGCCGCCTGGCGTAGCCATGCCGCGGGACTGGCTGACCAAGACGCGCGCGCGCCTGCTGGCGTCAGGTATCCGGCACCGCGTGCGCGAGCATCCAGGCACCCGCACCGATGCCGTTCCGCTGGAGCAGGACCTGGACGAAGCAGCAGCAGTGGTAACGTGGGGCTCGGGCGCTGCGCTCAAGGCACTGCTACTCGGGATCCCGGTGTTCTACGACATGCCGAACTGGATTGGATCGAGGGCCGCGGCATGGATCGGAGACGGCCCGTTCCGCGGAGATCCGCTACCGATGTTCCGGCGCTTGGCCTGGGCGATGGCGCCGCTCGAAGAGATTGCTTCCGGCGAAGCGATTCGCCGTTTAACCGGAGAAGTGAAATGTTCACCGCAAAGCGTGGCGATGTTTTGATTCT